TGGTTGTATGACCAACCGCAAGAAAACGGATACGAAGTTTTGTAACAAGCGCACAGTTCAATTTTTACAATGAAGCTCGAAACCGTCCCGTGCGACACCCTCTCGTTCGACCCGGCAAACTTGCGCAAGCACGGGAAAAAGAACCTCGACGCAATCAAGGCGTCACTCCGCCGGTTCGGTCAGCAGAAGCCGATCGTCGTCGACGCGAAGGGAATCGTCCTCGCCGGCAACGGCACGCTTGCCGCCGCGCAGGAGCTCGGCTGGAAGCAAATACAGATTGTCCGCACAGAACTGGCCGGCACGCAGGCAACCGCGTTCGGGATCGCTGACAACCGAAGCGCCGAGCTTGCGGAATGGGACGAGAAACTGGGCGACGTTCTCGCCTCGCTCAAAGCCGAAGACTTCCCGCTCGAGGACATCGGATTCGACGCGGCGGATCTTGGCAAATTGCTTCCACCGGATTTCGCTCCGGGATCAGAAGCGGATCAGGGAAAACTGGATCAACTAGAGCCGAAGATGGTAACCTGTCCACATTGCCGAAAGGAGTTTGACTTGCGTGAAACCGGCCAAGCCTGAACTCAAAATCGACTGGGCGACGCATGAATCAGCAAAGCACGCGGTCGAAAATTGGCACTACAGTCGATGTCTTCCGGCAGGCAAACTTGTGAAGGTTGGAGCGTGGGAAGACGGAAAGTTCATTGGCGTCGTTTTGTTTGGACGCGGTGCAACCCCTAATCTTGGCAATCCGTACAACCTTGGACAAGATGAGTGCGTTGAGTTAGTTCGAGTTGCGTTGCGATCTCATCAGACTGCGGTTTCTAAAATCGTTGCGATTGCGATTCGGTTTTTGAAACGAACCAATCCCAATTTGAGATTGATCGTTTCTTTTGCCGATCAGACGCAAGGGCATCATGGAGGAATTTATCAAGCTGGGAACTGGATTTATGGGGGAACGGGAAGTCCTGCGAAATTTTATGTTATCCACGGGAAACTGACTCATCCTCGATCTATCGGAGCGAAAGGACTCGTGCAAAATCTTGCGGGTGCAAAACAGCTTGATCCCTTCGCCGTGGAAAAACTAATCCTCGGCAAACATCGTTATCTAATGCCGCTTGACGCTGAAATGCGTGACCGTATCAAGCCGCTCGCCAGACCTTATCCCAAACGCGCCGGAAGTGACACGAAGGACACGGCGGACGTCCAGTCCGCAGAGGGCGGTTCAACCCCGACCCCGGCGCTCCAATAATGAGCGAAGACTCCGCGTCTCCCGTCGAGGTCTACGCGAAGGCGAACCTCGCGAACATCGTCAAGCGGCTCAAGGCCGGCAAGACGCTGACCGCATCGGAGCGCAAGGCGCTCGACGAGTACGAGGCGAAGCAGGCCGGCGAGGAATGGGTCAAGGACACGACCGCGCTCGCGAAGGAACTCGGCCTCGGCCGGCGGACGATCTACGAGGCACGCGAACGCTTTCCCGACGAAGCGCCGAAGAAGCACCCGGACGGCCGCAAAGAAAACATCAAGGAGTGGCGGCGCTTCTGCGCGGAGAAGTTGATCGGCCGCGACACGGCGACGAAGACACTTGCCGACCTCAAGGCCGAACTCATGCGCGAGCAGATCGAGCTTGCGCGAGCGAAGAACCGCCGCGAGTCCGGCGACGTGATCGACCGGGAAGTCGTCGAGGAAATGCTCGGCGTGCTAGCGCAGAAGCTCGACCTGCTCCTTCGCCTCAAGCTCGAGGTCGAACTCGGGCCGCGGGTCGCCGGCAAGTCGGCCGCGGAGGCGAACGTCGAGGGCGGCGCGATCCTCGAGGAGATCCGCGAGGTCGTCGCTGGGAACATCGCGAACTTCCAAGCCGAGGCGCTGGCCGGCACTCGTGACGATGAAGGTGACGCTTGACGCCGAGCAACTGGCGGAGGCGATAGCCGCGGGCGAAGCACGTCAGCGCAGCGCAGAAGCCAAGCGGAGCCGGCCGGCGTTCGCGGAAGCGTGGCCGGGGCAACTGCTCAACAATCACACGAACGCGGCGTGCGCCGAGATGGCCGTGGCGGTTGCGCTCGGGCTCAAGCCTTCGCTCGGCGTTGATGTCTATTCCGTGCCGGATCTGGACGGAACGCGAATCGAGGTCCGCTGGTCGAGGTCACGGAACCATTGCAAGGTCACGCCGCGAGACGTTGCGAAAGGTCGCCTCGTGGTCGGCGTTGTCGGAGATCGGCCGGCGATGGAGATTCTCGGCTGGCTCGAGGCAAGCGACGCGCCGGAGCGCGGGACTCCGTCGAAGGAGCCGCCGCCTTGCTGGTTCATCCACGAGCTCGCGTGGGAACGGTTCGACATGCTCGACGAGAGGAGATGGAAACTTGCCGCCGCGAGTGATTCGGACTGTCCGAAAAATAGTTGAAAAAAGTGCTTGATAAACCGGAGCGGTTGGGTTTTTCGTCTGTCTCGTCAACAACGACAACCAACCAACAACAACGACCAACATGACCTCTAACCTGATCGAAACCGACAGCGCCCGCATCCGTGAGATCAATGCCATCACCGAGAAGCTCGGGCTTCCCGCCCGCCTGATTTCCATCCGCACCGTCCTGCATCGCGCTGGCTACGCCGATCAACAGTCCGACTACGTTGGTGAGGTCCACACCGTCGAGACGAACGGCGTGAGCAAGGAGGTTCCGATCTGGTTTCGCAACGGCCGCGTCACGCACGTCGGCTGAAGCGCCACGGGGCGGGCTAATCACCCGCCCCAATTTTTACCCATGAACGACGCACCAAAAAATCCCGCCGCCGTCGCGCTCGGTCGCCTCGGAGGTCGGGTCAAGTCTGACCGCAAGGCCGCGGCTGCGCGGCTGAACGGCAAGCGCGGAGGACGGCCGAAGAAGGCGCCGGAGCCGCAGCCGGCATGAGCGAGGTCGCGAAGATCCTCGAGAAGTGGCGGCTACCGCGGCCGGACCGCTCGCCGATTTACGAGTGGGCGCGCAAGCACGTTGTGCTGCCGGAGAGCTACGCGACGCCGGGACCGTTCAACGCGAAGCTGACGCCGTGGCTCCTGCCGATCTTCGACGCGCTGCAAGATCCGCTCGTGCGCCGCGTTCACTTCAGGAAAGCGGTCCAAGTCGGCGGAACACTCGTCGCTGACGTCTGGATTCCGTGGGTGATCGTCAACGATCCCGGACCGATCTCGTGGACGATGCAGACCGAGGACATGGTCGAGCGGCACGCGAAGAGCCGGCTCAATCCGATCCTCGAGCGGTGCAAGCCGGTCTCCTCGATGCTGCCGCGGCCGGGGCCGCAGCGGACGACGACCGAGACTTACTTCGGCGGCTTTTTCCTGACGCTCAATCCGGCGAACCTTTCAACGCAGCAGTCGCAATCCATCCGCTACAAGGTGAACGACGAGATATGGCTCCCGCGCTGGCAGGAGGTCTACGGTCACGCCGTCGCTCGCGTCTCGAAGTTCGAGGAGGTCGGGCGCTCCAAGATCTACAACGTGAGCCAAGCGCCGATCATGGACGCGGAGACAGGGAACGTCGAGGACACGTCATTCCGCTCCGGTCACGAGGGCGAGTGGTCGGTTGAATGTCCGGCGTGCAAGCGAATACATCCGGCCGCGTTCGCTATCCGCGACGAGCGCGGCGAGATCGCCGGCGGTGTAGCATGGGACCGTAAGGCTCGACGCGACGACGAAACGTGGGACGTCACTCGCGTGATCGAGTCGGTGCATTTCAAGTGCCCGAATTGCCAGCACCAGACTGACGACTCGGACGCGACCCGCGCAGCATGGAAGCGCACCGGCCGATATGTGCAGCGAAACGCATGGGCTCCGCATGATGTTCGCTCCTATCGGGTCGAGGCCGTGGTCTCTCGACCGATGCGGCTCCTCGCGGAAGAGTGGGCCGCGGCGCAGAATCACCTTGTGCGGACCGGCGACGAGACGCCGCTCGTTGAGTTTCGCACCAAGCGCGAAGCGCGGCCGTGGATCGTGGAGAAGAAGACCGTTTCAATCTTCACGACCAAGTCAGGATACACGACCGCAACTTACGCCGCCGGCCAAGCGATCCCGGACGAGGCGATCCGCTTCATGGCGATTGATAGGCAGCAGGACCATTGGTGGGTCGAGGTCGGCGCCTTCTCGACGGCGCAAGGTCCGCGCTACCGACAACTCTGGTTCGGCCGCATCGAAACGCGAGACCAGCTTCGGCAACTTCAACAGCGTTACGCGGTGCCTGACGCCTGCGTGGCGCAGGACCGCGGCTACCGGCCGGCAGATGTCGACCGTGACTGCGCCGAGTTCGGCTGGCGCGGGATGCGCGGCTACGGCCGAAAGACTTGGACAATGCGGGACGAGGGCTCTGGGCAGATGGTGAACTTCCCGTTCTCCGAGCCTCGGGTCTCGGACTACCGCGGCGGCGACGTCTACTACTACGATTGGAGCGGCGATTACTTCAAGGACGTGCTCTCGCTCGCGATCGAGGGCAAGGGCGACCTGAAGTGGGACATGCCGGAGGACGTCAATCCGCTCTACCTCGAACACCTGAAGGGCGAGCACAAGGTCGAGGTCCGCACCGGCGTCTGGGAGTGGCGGGAGGTCAAAAGCAACGCGCCCAATCACGGCTTGGACACGAGCGCGATGATGCTCTGCATGGCGACGATCGCCGGCTTCATCAAGTACGCGCCCCAAAGTCCGAGCGTGTAAGATTCCGTTTTTACGCCATGCGCTAGGGCATGGCGATGGACAACCCGTTTCTGGGCCTCGACACCGGAACGCTCGCGACTCTCAAGACCGAGACGATCGCGGCGATCCGCGCTTGCCTGCTCAATACGAGCTACAGCCTGAACGGGAAGAGCGTTACCCGCGCCGACCTCGGCCGGCTGAACGCGATGCTCGGCCAGATTCAAGCCGCGATCGACGACGCGAACGGGACGACCGACACGGTCACTTTTGTCAGTTTTAACGGGAACTAACATGGAGCACCCGCCGTTCGACTTCCAGAAGGTCATCCGCAACCGCCCGTGGTTCGAGCGCGCCATCGAGACGGTCGCTCCGGCCTATGCGCTCAAGCGACTCGAGGCTCGCGTCCAGCGTGAGCTCTTCAGCTACAACGCCGCGCTGACCGATCGCATCTACGCGCCGCGGCAGTACGGCCAGCCGAGCGAATCCACGCAGACTGTCCGCGACCGCATCGTGATGATGTGGGAAGCCCGCGACCTCGTCGAAAACTTCCCGCAGGCTCGCGAGATCACGCGCAAATTCTCGCTCTACCTGACGCCGCAGGAGTTCTCGGCGGGCACGGGCAACAAGGACTACAACGGCATCGTCAACGAATACTTCCACGACTGGTGCAAGCGGGCCGACGTCTCGGGCCGGCACTCGTTCCGCAAGCTCGTGCAGATCGGGTGCGAAGAGCGCCCGGTGGACGGCGACTTCGGCTTCGTCCTGCGGCGCGTGGACAAGGAACTCAAGGTTCAGATCGTGCCGGCGACTCGCATCGGAAATCCTAACGCGCTCGTTGCAGGTCCGGCAAACTATTACCAAGGCGTGACGGTCGACGAGTTCGGGCGCCCGGTCTCATATCAGGTCTACCGCGTCACGAAGGACGGCGTCTACTTCGACCCGGAGGAGATTCCGGCGTCGAACTTCTGCCACTACTTCGACCCGTTCCGCAGCGATCAGTTCCGCGGCGTATCCGACTTTCATTCCTGCATCCGCTCGGCGCGTATGCTTTACGCAATCCTCGAGGCGGAGAAGACCGGCGTCCGCTTCGCGTCGCAGCAGGCGGCGCTTGTATTCTCGGACAAGGCGGCAGCGAATCCTCGCAACCTTTTCACGCCCAACCCGTCGATCACGCTCCCGAGCGGTCAGTCGCAGAAGAACGAGCTTTCCGAGGTCGGGATGATCCGCTACTTCGGCACGGCTGACCGGATCGAGGTGATGCCTTCCCGTCCGTCGCAAGCGTTTGCGGGATTCGTCCAGCACTTGATGCACGAGATCGCGATCGGCATCGGCATCCCGGAAGGCGTGCTCTTCGGAACGCAGGACTACAAGGGGCCGAGCGTTCGCGCCGAGTTTGCCGCGGCCGACCGTGTATTCACGAAGCATCAAGGGGTCCTCGTCGACAAGGTTCTCGATCCGATCAAGAACGCGGTGATTCTCGACGCCATCGCCCGCGGCGAGATCCCGCCGCCTCCGCTCGAGTCAGGAGAGACGCCGGTCCACGCGCTCAAGCGTGCGACCCGCGGCGAGTGGCGCTTCCCGCCGAAGGTGACGATCGACGTCGGCCGCGAGTCCTCGGCGAACATGAACGAGAACCGGCAGGGCGCGAAGTCGCTCCAAGAGATCGCCGCGGAGCAAGGCACCGACGCATTCGCTCGCCTCGAGCAGATCGCGATGGAAGCCGCTTACGTCAAGGAGCTCGCGCAGAAGTACGAGCTACCGGAGACGGCGATCCGCCTCGTCACTAACTCGCTTCCGAGCACTCCCGCCGCGGCCGCTTCGGCCGGTAATCAAGTTGCCGCCTCCGCTGCTCAAACGCAGAAGGAATCTGTTGCTCCGGCTTCGCCCGACATCGCCGAGGGCGCCACGCCCGACGCTCCCGTTGAGCAGGTCAACGCCTCCGCGGATCTCATCACGATCAACTTCGCCGAGGACTCCTACGTCCCGAACGATCGGATGGCCGCAAATGCCAGCCGTGCGCTCGAGGTACGCGCCAGCAAGCCGCCGTCGCAACGCGGCATGACCGCCGTCGGAATCGCTCGCGCCCGCGACATTCAGAACCGCAAAGCGCTTTCGCCGGAGACGGTTCGCAGGATGAAGGCCTATTTCGACCGGCACGAAATCGACAAGAAGGGTTCGACGTGGTCGGACAAGGGCAAGGGATGGCAGGCTTGGATGGGATGGGGCGGCGACGAGGGACGGACGTGGGCAAACGCGATCGTCGAGAAACTGAACAAGCAGCGCCTCGAGGTTCCGACTTCCGTCTCGAAGCCGACGATCTTCGCCGCCGCCAAGGACGAGGTGCAGCT